TTGCCTCCCCCCCGTTGATGGGTAAAATAGCCGCAATTTTTCGTTTTCAACAAGCGCGGCGCGATGCCGCTTACTCAAGAAGAAAGAATTATGACGTTGTCTCCTTATTTGCAAGAGGTGGCGAAGCGCCGCACTTTTGCCATTATTTCTCACCCCAATAATTAAGCCCAATTTAAAGCTCTTTTATTCTTTCAAAATCCTTTCAGTTAATTGAGATTGAGTCATATAACTCATTTAAATACATTTGGTTATGTGGCTTCTTTAATTGAAAATTCTTTCATGTAGCTTTAAATCGATCAGGTTGCTTTCATCAAAAATCTGTACATATGCTTGTACATAATGTACAAAGCAGCAGAGGTGTTTTGCGATTTGTACAAGGTGAGTAATGGCGCTGTCTGATGCGTGGTTGCGTTCAGTCGTTGGAAAGGAACGTGATAAGGTTTTGGTTAAATCCGATCGTGATGGTCTGTCTGTCAGAGTATCACCGAAAGGTCGCGTAGTGTTCCAATATCGTTATCAATGGGCAGGGAAAGGTGAGCGTCTTGATATCGGAACTTACCCGGCAACTGGATTAAAAGAGGCCAGAGAAGAAGTTATCCGTCTCCGTGGTGAACTTGAGTCAAACCGTAATCCACGATTGGTCAAGCAGGCTGAAAAACGAAAAGCTACTGAAGCCATGACGGTAGAGTCTGTGATCCGTGCCTGGTATGAAGCATATTGTGTAAAAAATAAAAAAGGTTCTGAACAGATACTCCGCTCGTTTGAGCTGCACCTGTTCTCTAAAATCGGGAATATCCCTCACGATGCAGCTACATTGCATGATTGGTTAGAAGTCCTGGAGCCTCTTAGCACTAAGACTCCAGCAATAGCAGACCGATTGCTAATTAACGCAAAGCAGGCCCATGTCTGGGCGTATAAGAGAAAGCTCATTGAAACTCGCCCGCTGTCGGATATCACGGGTAAAGATATGGATATCCGTAAAGGTCAGAAGAAACGGTTTCTGACACATGATGAAATTAAAATCCTTTATGCTGCGATCGATGGTTCTCGAATGGTTCCTAAATACCGGGCCTTCATTAAGCTATTGCTGCATTTTGGCTGCCGTAGTTCAGAGCTAATTACTGCCAGGGTGGACGATTTTGATTTCATTAATAAGGTATGGACTGTACCACCAGAACGACATAAGACTGGGGAGATAACAGGCGAACCGCTAAAGAGGCCCATTATTGAACCGGTGGAGGAGCTTATAAAGAACGCTATCTCTATGAACAATGGTTCCGATATGCTTTTTACTAAGGAAGGAAGCAGGGAACCCGTTGGTCGAACATCATTGCAGTCGCTGCCTTACAATTTAATGCAGTACGCATGGCGGCGTTTGGGGTATCAATTCCCTCATTGGTCTCTTCATGATTTGAGGCGAACAGCACGAACAAACTTTTCTGATCTTACTGCTCCTCATATTGCAGAAATAATGCTCGGCCATAAACTGCCAGGGGTTTGGCAGGTTTATGACAAGAGCGATTATCTAGAAGAACAGCGTAAAGCCTACCAGGCGTGGTGGGAGAGGGTTGAATCGATCATTACTTGTGCTAGCTCAGACCCCAACTGATAGTCTGTTTTGTCGGAATACTTACAATTTCTCATTCAAGTTAGTTAAGTGGTATTTTACAAATGGAGCAATGTAATGTCTGGTCAAAATAACAACGACGAGATTTGCAATTGATTAGTGGCAGGTTTGGTTCTAATAACATAGGAGTTATTGATGCAGAGCGAGATAATCACGCAGAAAAATGGGAAAGGTATATTTGATCGAAAGGCTTGGTTAACAGAGTCTAAAAAACTGTATTTATCTGCGAAGCTGTTGAGAAGTGAAGGTGAGCGAAACAAAAAATTGCTTCGGGCAGAAAGTAAGAAATCTCCTATTGTTCATGAATACATCGATATCGCATCGGCAACTGATCAAACTAGCAGACTTATGTTGGGGTATGCTTTTGAAATGTTGTTAAAGTCAGCGATTCTTCTAATGAATCTCGGTGCGAGAAAAAAAGCTATTGAAAATGAGTTTTGTAATTATGGGCATAAACTTGATTGTATGGCTGTTGATTTAGGTTTGCCATTAACCGTTGACGAACTGAAGTTATTGAAAGTTGCGTCTCGAGATATAGTTTTAAATGCTCGATATCCTATTGGAATAGTGGATGATAATAAATATATAACAGAGTTGAATGAAAGAAATATTCAGTTGGCAGATGAAAATATTTTTAGGGATATGGTCAGTCTGTATGACAAAATAAAAAGTATAGTTGCTAAGTTTGATAATGATGTAGCGAATTGTGCAAATTTCAATATGCTTAGATTGAGTGAGTTTACTCTCTTTATGCGGAATGGTGGTGGACTATCATCAAGAGCAATAGTTATCTTTTCGGATAAATTTCCAGAAGTCAGTAAACGCAAGTCATATTTAAAAAAAGCTATCGAAGAACATGCAGGCAAAGTGGCTTTTTTATATACTTACCGCTGGTCTTCGTTTTCATTCTTTGAAGACACAGGTAAAAAACTTATCCCGCTTGTGGAGTAGTACAGATGAGCTGTGTCCCGTTGATTATTTTATACTTATGTTAGTAGTATCTTCTTTTGGCACAGAGCAGGTAGTTAGATTAGGTTTGACTCTGTGCCATAGTGGTGTGTCAGCTTACATCTGATCTAAGGCATATTACTCAATGACTCCTGCAAACCTGTAAATCTTTTGTGATGCCCATTTATTTGGGCAGGATTTAATATCAGGATCTGGAAAGTCTGGTCTGTATTTCTTGCCAGTTCTCCGGTTTACGCTGTTCCAGCGAAGCACCGTCGATATTGAAACGCCACAGAATTCGGCGACTTGTTTTGTTGTCATTAAGTTGTTCATTAATTTACCTCCTGCGGCGGCTCCGGTAGCGGTATCCAGTGGGTTACATTGCGGCTCTGCGTTTCGAAGAACTCCTCACCACTGCGGACAACATCAAAAAACTCACCGTCTCGATATTGCGCATAAAGAACGAATGCGCCATCACATAAAATAATTACGTGCTGACCGTCCTCTGGCATTCGCTCACTACAGCTTATCCAACCATCCGGAGTTACCGGAGGGTTGCCCGACAGCTTGTTCAACTTGTAAGTCTGGCTTACAGGTTCGGCACCATGAAGCATGACGGCGCGGCAGGCGTTCCAGCCTTCATCAAAACCGACTATGCCATTATTTAAAGACGGACGAACATCTGGCACCACCGGTACTGGCTTGGCTATATATAGCGGCTGAACATACCAGCCCTTTGATAACCAACTGTCAGCAATGTTTTTGCTCCTGGTTATTGCCGGAATACCTAAGCCATTGTCTGAATGAAGCCACGCCACCGGCTCTGCTTCCAGTGATGCCAGAGCAATTTCATAAGCACGGCGCTCAACATTGTCTCGCACGTCTAAGCTGCCGATTCGTTCTTTGATTTCTTTAATCAGTTCCTTATCGGTGAAAGTGGTCATTATGCCCCAGCCTCCGGTGCTTTCGGCATTACTGCCCAGTGAGTGATATTGACGTTTTCAAGGTCCCCGACCTGAAATGTCCACTGCCATTCTCCGGTTTCTTTTTGTCCCCAGGTGTACCAGAGAGAACGCCAGCCAATTAGCCAGCCTTCTCCGTTAGCATCAAATAACAGAACACTTTCATTTGATGGTGGCAGTTCAACTGACACTGGTATTATTTTGTTTTCCAGTGCCGCACATTTAGCTTCAAGCGCATCGAATTTACGCACCAGATACTCAGCATTTGTTTCGTTCACTTTCAGATCTCGCGGTACACATTTCCCGCGAAGAAACCCTTCCATTTCGAAAACATTCATGCGCATTTGCGTAACTCCGATAACTCGTTAAAACGTTCCATAAACATCCCGTAGGCATGGCCCGGTGCCAGTGGAATCACGTTGAACATCTCTGTTGCCGGGATGCCTTCCAGTACAGGCCAGAAAGAGCCATCATCAAGCCCGAGATCGCGGCGTTCGGTTGCCAGCATGATGAGATCGGCATATTTCACGGGCGTACTCATAACCGGGGGTAACCCGTATTTCTCACGGATTACGGCGTCTATTTTTTCTTCCATCTGTTTATAGTCAGGAAGAAGGCGTTTCAGTGGAGCGGGGATGTCCTGGCAATACGCTTCTGTTGCATCATGCATTAACGCTTCAAAAGCAAATTCCTGCGGTACCAGCTGGCTGCAAAGAACCGCATGTTGGGCGACGCTGTAGAAGTGCGAAAGATGACCGGCAAAGCGACAGATATTTGAAAGGGAAACCGCGATATCGTTAATATCGATGTCGTCTTTATTTATCCTGTCATAATAAAAATGCTTACCGGAAAAAGTTTTAATAAATGACATTTTGTTCTCCACGTATATGCGCTGCACCGCGCTGAATTCTGGTAAAAGGAAGCCCTCACCATCCGGCGATTATTGAGTTAATTACGTTTCCATAAATGCCCCCGTAGGGGCATTTGCAGTAATGAAATCAGGCGGTGAAAGTACCAATAAAGGTTTCTACTTTGCTGTCTTTGAATTTCTCAACAAGCAGATCACGAAATTCGTTAGCCATTTCTTCCTGCACTGCTTCCAGCTGAATAATGCGCAGAACCAGTACAGGACGATCGCCAGTGATAATGCTGAGGCGTAATTTAAATGGACGTTCTTTCAGACCTTCAAACGGAACGCATTTAAATTCAAATGCCACTGGCATAATATCTTTGGTCTTCGCTTCGACAGACTCCATCAGGGAGCGTTTGCCGCTGAAGTCATTATCTTCAAAATCAGCGGTCTGGTTTGCTTCAATCGTGATTTTACGGACAGCCGCAGCCGCTTTTGTTGCCTGAATAGCGTCACCATTAGCATCAAAGCCCACAAGGTAGTCGGCCCAGTCTTCAATCCATTCTGCCAGTGACTTCTGGGAGTTACGCTCGCCATTAACAGACAACAGAGCAGAAAACGGTGCTGTCTTTTTTAGTTTGAGAGTGGCGGTGTTATTTGCGTGACCTGGTTCATCAATAGTACCCAGGTTAAGCACACTGACGGCACGCATATTATCGGCATCGATAAAGCAGCGGGTGCCTTCATCTGCAAGATCTTTAGAATAACGGGTAAAGTCATCGATGCTGGCAGTGGAAAGCGCACCACGGAAACGGAAGCGATTTAAATTAAATTTTTCCAGATCATGAATGCGGAAATTCTCAGGCAATGCCACAGCATCGGCACCAATCTTACTGATAATTTCATTAACACCCTGAGCAGAAATAAGGGCATGGATTTGATTAATTGCGGTTGCGTCTAAGTTCTGAGACATAATAAGTCCTCACTATATAAAGATATTCAGTGATGAGATAAATAATCAGTTTATTAATAACGTATTAATGACCTGCTGCGCGGAGTTTTCCGTCAGGTTCACCGGCAAGAGTCAGTAATTGTCCCTGGTCTTCCTGCAGAATAGTCAGGCGACCACCGCGATTGACATACATCGGCGTTTCGGTGGTGTCTTCTTCGGAAATTTTCCCGCGGTTAGTCGGGCGAACATATGAGAGTTTGTGTTTGATTTTCACACGGTTCTCATCAAATGGTTCGATTTCCAGGTTGAGTGAGACCTTACCTTTGGTTTTCGTGTTCATCACACCGGAAGCGACTTCACTGAGAACTGCGCCGATTTTGGTTTCAAATACGCCGCCGTCCAGCTCCCCGATAAATGCCTGCACATCAGTACCGCGTTCGCTAGCCATTTTGCTGCTCCTCATCATATCGACCCTGCAAGGTCGGTTGGTTTCTCCACAAAACAGAGAAGAACACCTGCGGTGGCAGCCGCCCGGATGGATTGGGTTATGAGCCCGTCGTCCGGTGATGCTCTTCTCTGTTTTGTAAAAAGAGCGGTACCAGCCGGAAGCAAGGGTACAAACTGGTACCGCCAAAGCAGTGGCTGTTGTGGGGACCGGTGCTGATCTCCGGCTTGCGGTTATTTCAGACTCTCACGGGCGTTTAATTGCCCCGCCGAACAGCTCTTTTCCGCAATAGCTGCAATGTCTTTCGCGCATCAGCCTGCGCATTCACCACAACGCTGAGAGCACTTAGCCAGTTACGGCACCACACTTTGTCGCGGTACCATAAATGCCCTCATCGTTGCACCCTGGTCTCTTCCCAGGTGTCAAACCGAACCGCCACGCTGGTTAGGCGTCTTATCAGCATCCTCATTGACTTGCACATTCCGGCTACCTGGTTTGTTTGCCCGAGCAAGGAGTGGATTGTCCCCTTTAACGTCCCCAGACCGCTAACGACGCATGTGCCATACGCCGTGTTACAACCAAATTTTGTTAGTACCTTGTTTGTTTGTCTGGAAAGAAAGATAAAATGAAGTTGCGCATTATGCAAGTGTTTTGTTGCGAGATATGCAACTTAATGGGTAATGAAAAGCCACCTTCGGGTGGCTAATTGATGAGGAGGTAAGGGTTAATTGTGTCGCTTAAGGGTTTGTGACTGGCTGATTAAGACCTTTCCAAAGACCATAAACCTGTGTTCATTTTCGCTGGTAATTCCCCATTCACGGTAAATCTGGTTATCAGAAATCACCAGTAGTTTGTCAGGTATCATTTGCAGTCGTTTGACATAAATTTTATCATCAAAACCAAATACATAGATACCATCTCCATCAAACTGATTGATACTGACATCAACGAAGATGAGATCTCCTGGCTCAATGGTTGGACACATACTGTCCCCACGAACGTTGATAACTTTAATGTGATTGGCTGGCCGTCCGCCAAACATCGATACAGCATTATCAGTTCTGTATTCAATGGCATGAATCACATCAATGACATCACCGCCCTGGATAAGGCCATTTCCCGCACTGGCACTGACATCCAGCATTTCAATACGGAATACATCCTTCACCTGCGCAACATCCTCACTAATACTGTTTTTACATACAGTATTACTTTTGAAGTCTGAGGTAAAGAGATCAGCAATATCAACACCTAAGCTCCTGGCAATATTACTCAGGGCTTGTTCAGTGAATTGTTTCTGCTTACCTGTTTCCAGGCGTGAGATATTCGCCGCATCCACTCCTATTGCTTCAGCGAGATCGGCGATTTTCATGTTCTTCGCCTGGCGAAGTTGTCTGACTCGGTTTCCTATGTTCATGCGTTTATTACATTTCTTTATTGCGCGTTAAGCAAATCAACTTGCGCAAAATATTTGCGTGAAATAATATGCTCATCACGCAATATGTGGAGGTCATATGCAATCACCATTACGGAATGTGCGTAAGGCGCACGGATTTACTTTGCAGCATGTTGCTGCTGGCGTTCAGGTCAATCCAGCGACGCTGAGTCGTATTGAAAGACTGGAACAAATTCCATCTATCGATCTTGCAGAACGTCTGGCCAATTTTTTTAAGGGTGAAATCAGCGAAATGCAGATTCTTTATCCGGCACGTTTTCAATCTAGCCAAAACCAGAATGGGTTTAAACCACAGGAACAGGAGGTAAGCCGTGGGTAAGCATCACTGGAAAGTGGAAAAACAGCCTGAGTGGTACGTGAAAGCTGTCAGAAAAACTATCGCGGCGTTGCCGGGGGGTTACGCTGAAGCTGCTGAGTGGCTGGATGTTACAGAGAACGCTTTATTCAACCGCCTTCGTGCAGATGGCGATCAGATTTTCCCGCTGGGATGGGCAATGATTTTACAGCGTGCTGCTGGCACTCACTACATTGCGGATGCTGTCGCACAGTCTGCTGGTGGGGTGTTTGTATCGCTTCCTGAAATTGAGGAAGTAGAGAACGCAGATATAAACCAGCGCCTGCTGGAAGTCATCGAACAGATCGGGAGTTACTCAAAGCAGATTCGTTCGGCAATCGAAGATGGGGTAGTGGAGCCACACGAGCAGACAGCAATTAATGATGAATTGTATCTGTCAATTTCGAAGCTCCAGGAGCATGCGGCACTGGTCTACAAAATTTTCTGCGCTCCAGAAAAGAGTGACGCCCGCGAGTGTGCAGCTCCGGGCGTCGTGGCGTTTTGTGTCTGTGGAGAAACTAACGCATGAACAGTTTAACGGCAAATAACCGTTTGTCGCAACAGCTGGTGGTCAGTGTCGCTGCACACCTGTTGTTACGGCATGAATGCAGATTACCAAATCACCTGGCTGTAAGTAACCACAGAGAACTTTACCTGACTGTGGGGGGCGAGTTGTGCAGGAACTTAACCGCTGGTTTCGTGACGGAAGAGGACTTTATGTTCATGTTATTCGTTGGGAGCCAGAAACACAGCGCGTTATCTATCTTCGCAAAGACTACCCGCATGAATGCTTTAGTCCTTTGTGGAAATTCAGGCGTGATTTTGTTGAGTGTGAAGGACCACCAGCACATTGATTCTGCCATTCCGGGACGTTACACTGTTCAGGCACCTTATAAAGCGGGTGCCGGGCGTGGAAACCCGGAATTCACCAAAGCGCACAACCGCGCTCTTGCGGTTTTTTTGTGTCATGAGCAGCATTACGCCCAAATTATGGTGGGGCGTGCAGGGCCAACTTCGGTTGGGCCGGGTTCTTTGGTGACCGGTATTTCCACCCCTGTACGTCTCACCACCAATAAGGTCGTGGAAAGCCTTGGTGGTGAGTTATTAAAAATCACCAAAGAGGCTGCCATCATGGCTACGATCCCAACCCTCACTCAACCTGAAATTGCCATCGTTGATGGTCAGGCTGTTACTTCATCCCTGGCTGTTGCCAACTTCTTCTCCAAACGTCATGACGATGTACTGAAAAAGATCCGCACGCTTGAATGTTCCGCATCATTCACTGCCCGCAATTTTTCGGTGAGTGATTACACCGATTGCACAGGCCGCAAACTACCTTGCTATCAAATAACCCGCGACGGCTTTGCGTTTCTTGCTATGGGTTTCACGGGTAAACGTGCTGCCCAGTTCAAAGAGGCATACATCAATGCCTTTAACCAGATGGAGAAACAGCTTTCAAAGCCCGCTGTACCGAGCGACGTTGCACATAACGCCAGCGTTCTCTGTTCCTACATTTCATCAATTCATCAGGTCTGGCTGCAGCAGCTTTATCCTATGTTGGCAAAAGCCGAATCTCCGCTGGCTGTTAGCTTGTATGACTATATTAATGATGCTTCGGCACTGGCCTGCCTCATAAATTTGTCGCTGAACCCTTCAGAGGTAAGGGGGCGCAAATGATCCGGAATATTTTCAAACGGTTTACCAATCAGACTTTCCGTTGTCCTCGTCCGGGTCAGTGGTACACCACACCTGCAGGGCATGTTCTACGTGTTAGCCTGGTGGACCGTGAATGTCAGAAGGTGATTTGTGAACCGCTGGGCCGTAATTACCGCGTCAGTATGCCGCTTATAACCTTTCGCTCCGGAAAAAACATGAAGCATCTCGGAGGTGCAGCATGAGTATGGAGCTGATGGTTAAAGCGATGAAAATTCGAGTGGGTAATCCATTGCGAAAACTGGTTCTGATCAAGCTGGCTGATAATGCCAGCGATCAGGGTGAGTGCTGGCCCAGCTACCAGCATATTGCTGACCAGTGCGAGATTAGCAAACGTTCTGTGATGAATCATATTGCGGCCCTTTGTGAGTCCGGGCTGGTAAAAAAAGTCACCCGGAAAGGTGAAAAAGGTAACTCAAGTAATATCTATCTCCTTCATCTGGATGGTGCAGGAGATTCACTAGGGGGTAGTGCAAATAATTCACTATCTGGTGCAGCAAATTCACCAGGTAGTGCAGGAGTTGCACCAGGGGGTAGTGCAGGAGATTCACCCAGAACCAGTCACTCTTTTGAACCAGTCAAAGAACCAGTCAATGAACCAATAGCTGTTGGTGCATCTGCTGATGAGTCTGTGCGAGTTCGTTCAAACCGACCGGAATACTCTCCGGAGTTTGAGCAGGCATGGCTGGCATATCCCAAACGTGCTGGTGGCAATTCAAAATCTGCAGCCTTCAAAGCTTGGAAAGCCCGTTTGAATGAGGGGGTAAACCCCGAAACCATGCTGGAAGGTGTGAAACGCTATGCGGGCTGGGTATCTGCGATGGGTAACAGCGGCACACAATTTGTGAAACAGGCTGTCACGTTCTTTGGTCCGGATCGTCATTTCGAAGAATCCTGGGAAGTTCCTGCGGTATCTGCAGCCAGACGTGAGGACCCGTACTTCAAAGCCAGTTACGACAACGTGGACTACAGCCAGATCCCGGCAGGATTCAGGGGGTGATCATGAGTCTTTTGAATGAAGTTCAGAAATTCATTGAAGCCCATCCGGGGTGTACTTCCGGAGACATTGCGGATGCTTTTGCAGGTTACTCACGGCAGCGCGTTCTGCAGTCAGCAAGCAAGTTACGTCAGAGTGGGCGTGTGGCTCACCGTTGTGAAGGGGATACACGCAGACATTTCCCGCGCCAGACAAAGATATCGCCGGAGGCGGAACGGCAACCAGTTCGTGAAACCAGACCTGTGCGCAATTTCTATGTCGGCACTAACGACCCGCGGGAGATTTTATGCCTGACCCGCCAGGCTGAAGAACTGGAGTCCAGGGGCTTATACCGTCGTGCTGCAACGGTGTGGATGGCGGCATTCCGTGAAAGCCACTCCCAGCCAGAACGAAACAATTTTCTGGCGCGTCGTGAGCAGTGTTTACGGAAAAGCAGCAAGCGCGCTGTATCGGGTGATGAGTGGTATCTGTCAGGGAATTACGTGGGGGCTTAATGAGTAATAAATATTGCCAGGAGCTGGTGGAACTGCGGAACAAACCAGCCCATGAACTGAAGGAAGTGGGCGATCAGTGGCGCACGCCGGACAACATTTTCTGGGGAATTAACACCCTGTTTGGTCCGTTTGTTCTGGATCTGTTCACTGACGGTGATAACGCCAAATGTGCTGCGTATTACACGGCGGAAGACAACGCGCTGGCGCATGACTGGTCAGAACGCCTTGCGGAGCTTAAAGGTGCTGCCTTTGGAAATCCCCCATACAGCCGCGCCAGTCAGCATGAGGGGCAATACATCACCGGCATGCGTTACATCATGAAGCATGCCAGTGCCATGCGTGATAAGGGCGGGCGCTATGTTTTCCTGATCAAAGCTGCCACCAGCGAAGTGTGGTGGCCGGAAGATGCAGATCATATTGCTTTTATTCGCGGGCGTATTGGTTTTGAACTGCCTGCCTGGTTTATCCCGAAGGATGAGAAGCAGGTGCCGACAGGCGCTTTCTTCGCTGGTGCTATTGCTGTTTTCGACAAGACCTGGAAGGGACCGGCAATCAGCTACATCGGGCGCGATGAACTTGAGGCATGTGGTGAGGCGTTTCTGGCGCAGGTTCGCCTGCAGGCGGAAAAGCTGGTCAGGGAGATGGCGGCATGACGACGTTAACTCAATGCCAGCAGCAGGTGCTGGATATGCTGATTTCTTATCAGAAAGAGCGTGGCTTCCCGCCAACCAATCAGGAGGTGGCAACCATGCTGGGATACCGTTCGGTGAATGCAGCGGTGGAGCATCTTCGCGCACTGGAGAAAAAAGGCGTCATCACGATAAAGCGTGGTGTGGCCCGGGGGATCACGCTTCATACCGCGGTGAAGGACGACGACAGCGAGGCGGTCGGGATTATCCGCTCACTGCTTGCCGGTGAGGAAAACGCAAGGCTGCGTGCAACTCACTGGTTACATGAGAGAGGCCTGAAAGTATGAAGCTGATCCTGCCTTTCCCGCCCAGCGTGAACACCTACTGGCGACACCCCAACAAAGGGGCATTTGCTGGTAAGAGCCTGATAAGCGCGGCGGGGCGAAAATTTCAGAGCGCGGCGTGCGCAGCAATAGTTGAGCAGTTACGTCGTCTGCCAAAACCAACGTCGGCACCTGCTTCAGTGGAGATCGTGTTGTTTCCTCCGGATAACCGGATCCGCGATCTGGACAACTATAACAAGGCGCTGTTTGACGCCCTGACCCACGCGGGTGTGTGGGAAGACGACAGACAGGTGAAAAGAATGCTGGTGGAGTGGGGACCGGTTATCCCGAAAGGGAAGGTCGAGATCACTATCAGTAAGTATGAGAAACCGGCGGGTGGAGCCGCCTGATTAAGAGGAGAAACGAAGTATGAATAATCTGATGGTTATTGATGGTATTGAAGTTCGTCGTGATGCTTATGGGCGTTACAGCCTGAACGATCTGCACAGGGCAGCCGGGGGAGAACAAAAAAACCGCCCGAAATACTGGCTCTCCAATAAGCAAACCTGTGAATTGATTGAACAACTTTTCACCGAGGGTGGAATTCCGCCTCTGGAACAAAATCAACCAGTTAGCGTCATTAATGGCGGAAATAACCAGGGGACGTATGTCTGCAAAGAACTGGTGTATGCCTATGCAATGTGGATCAGCCCGTCATTCCATCTGAAGGTGATCCGTACTTTCGATATGGTAACCAGCGCACCGGAAAAATTATCCGGGCAGGCTGCTGACAAGATGCAGGCTGGAGTGATTCTGCTGGACTTTATGCGCAGGGAGTTAAACCTGTCTAACTCTTCAGTGCTTGGTGCCTGTCAGAAACTCCAGGAGGCTGTTGGCTTACCGAATCTGGCACCGCGCTATGCCATTGATGCTCCTGCTGACGCGCCTGATGGCTCAAGTCGCCCTACGCTGTCGCTGAGTGCACTGCTGAAACAGTATGGTATCCGCCTTACGGCTAATCAGGCATATCACCAGATGGCGAAGCTGGGGATCGTTGAACAACGCGAACGATACAGCCGTACCTCGATTAACAACATCAAAAAATTCTGGTCGCTGACAGCGAAAGGCTGCATGTTCGGCAAGAACATCACCAGTCCCGCAAATCCGCGCGAGACGCAGCCGCATTTCTTCGAATCCCGATTCCCTGAGCTGTTAAAGCTGCTCGATACCGTTCATTGAGGTGACCGTGAGAGCACTACTGACCCCTGAAATTGCCCCGCGTATGGGGATCGTATTGTTCAGACCAGGTTCAGAGCTGATGCCCCTGTTTATGCAGGGGCGTGTCCTGCTGGAGCCTGAGCCGGAACGTTATTCATCTTTCGCCAGTGGTGCCGTTCCGGCGGCATCACAACCGCTGGCGGATGATCCTGCCGTACGGGCCGTGTTCCGCAATGAGGCAGTGATCCGTCGTGCTGGTGGCGTGGAATGTCTTGAAAGCTGGTTACTTCGTGAAAAAGGCTGCCAGTGGCCTCATTCCGACTGGCACAGCGAGAACATGACAACAATGCGACACGCGCCGGGCGCAATCCGTCTGTGCTGGCACTGCGATAACCAGCTGCGCGATCAGTTCACGGAACGGCTGGAATCAATGGCAACGGATAACTGTGCCCGCTGGGTGTTGTCTGTTGTGCGTCGGGATCTCGGTTTTGATGACAGTCACGTTGTGACAATGCCGGAACTGTGCTGGTGGCTGATTCGTAATGACCTGGCGGATGCCTTACCGGAAAGTGCAGCCCGTAAGGCACTGAGATTACCGAAGCCTGTTGTGCCGTCTGTCACCCGGGAAAGTGACCTTGTGCCTTCGGTTCCTGCCACCAGCATCATCCAGGATAAGGCGAAAAAGGTGCTGGCGCTGAAAGTGGATCCGGAGTCGCCGGAGTCTTTTATGTTACGCCCAAAACGTCGCCGCTGGGTTAATGAAAAGTACACGCGCTGGGTTAAGACACAGCCGTGTGCATGTTGTGGAAAGCCTGCTGATGATCCCCACCACCTGATAGGCCACGGTCAGGGGGGAATGGGTACAAAAGCGCATGACCTCTTTGTGTTGCCTTTGTGCAGAAAGCATCACGACGAGCTGCATGCGGATACCGTGGCATTTGAAGAGAAGTATGGCTCCCAGCTGGAGCTGATATTTCGTTTTATCGATCGTGCGCTGGCAATTGGCGTGCTGGCCTGATTTTGTGGAGAAAGTTGATGCGTGATATGTATGAAGTATTGGACCGCTGGGGTGCATGGGCTGCAGCAGATAACAGTGGTGTGGACTGGCAGCCTGTTGCTGCAGGGTTTAAAGGTTTACTACCTCATGGAAAGAAAACACGCCAACAATGCGATGATGATGAAGGAATCATGATTGACAGCTGTGTTGCGCGATTGCGGAAATATAAGCCCGAAGAGTATGAGTTGGTTATTGCTCATTTTGTTATCGGCATCTCACTAAGAACTATTGCAAAGAAGCAGAAGTGTTCTGATGGGACAATAAGAAAAGAGTTGCAAACAGCTCTTGGTTTTCTGGATGGTGTGCTTTCAATGTTGTAATATTAGGGGGAATTACCCCCCTTTTTTTCTCTGTTGTTTTAATAAAATTTTAATATTTTGTCTGATTATGATGAGGCAATGTAATAAAAGAAATACCGTTAGTATTGCAAGCCATACGCAAAATAAGCATGCATATAAATTAGTTGAAAGTCCAATAGTGAATTGTGCAATTGCTGTTGTGATAGAACATAATATTGATGTATTAATAAATGAGGATAAATTGTCTAAAGGTTTATAAAGTACACTATCATTGATTTTGTCAATAGGTATACCAGTGGCAATGCTATAAATTTCCTTATATTCCTGAGTTGCAAAAACCTTATCGCGTAAATTTATTATGACAAAGGTATGCAGGCTCAATAAAAATGAACCCACGGAAATAAAACCGGAGAAGAGATAGCCTCGTAAGTTTTTATGATAAAAATCAAAAAAGTTAACACTTACTTTAGGTGTGTTTCTGTACAATAGGTAAAGTGCAAGCAATGCCAGGATCGAGAATGCAAGCAGTGTAATGTACTGATACCTCAATCTTTTATTTATTAGCCATTCATATAAAGGCATTTTTATTCGTCCCGTTCAGCATTTCTTCTTTTATCATATCAAAAACAGGGTTTGTTGTATAATTATCGTTTGTCAATCCATTGACTTTATCGGCAATTATATCGAAATCGTATGTTTCAAAAAAAACAGGGCAGTTCATAAAATCAATGGTTTTTTCTATTCCTGCATGGTTTACTGCAATAACCTGTGCTTTAGCAACTCCACTCATAGAATTATAAATATTTGAAAGATTCTGAGATAGTTGTTGCACTTTTGTTCTGTCGCTAGAATTAAAATTCATATCTATTGTGGTGGTGTTAACAAATTGTTCAAGCGCAGTCATTGGCCCACCTTTAAAATCTATATAATTAAATTTAAAGCTTGTGCTTTTAATCTCTTTGAATTGACATAAAACACTCTGAATGTTGTTTTTATTTGTCATAAGGCTGAAAGTCAGTCTTTCTTTGTATTTTTTATTTATTGCAGTTACTTCTTTTTGTTTTGGTTTATCTCCAAGTTTTTTTATTTCTTCTTTATTTTGATTTCTGATAAATTCATTACTTATTGTTTCTAAATGAGAAAAGAGAGTGTTCAGGCTGCATGAACCGTGGTGATACATATAGAGACCAGAAAGATTAGATTTTTTAATTAAGAAAAAGTTGAAATTAGCAAGTTTGTCACTTCCTTGAAGATCTTCAATTTTAAGCTGGAATTTACCATCAACAAATTGCGACTTACAGTTCTTTTTTTGGTTTCTGAATGTGACAACTAATCCATAATAGAAATCATTCACATCCGAAATGAGAATTTTACGAGTATAGTCTGTGCGACTGTGTTCTCTGTTTGATGCGTTGATAAAAGCATTCATTACGTCAACGGTATTAATATTTTTGTTATTGTTATTTATTGTAAATCCTATGCTTCTAACTTTCATGTGTATTCCAGGACCGACTAAAGATAGCGAGAATGGGGACGCATAGTTTATAAAAATCCTAACGCGTACGCAAAAAGTATTATATCGTGTTAAGAGTGGTTACTTCGCCACACAACTTAAACCCGCCGCTGAGCGGTTTTTTTGTACCTGTAAACCAGGTGCAGTACAGTAAACACGCTGGTGGTCGTGAATACTGGCTTTTTATCTTGCTGGCTTTTTAGACAAGAGTTATTGGTATGTCATGTTAACCAGAAGGGAAAAAGACATGCTAAAACAGCAAGATATGACAGAAACCGCCGCCGCAGTCCTTCATTTCTTACCTGCTGACAAGTGGGTAACGCCACGCATGATGACGAGAACTACCGGAGTAAGCGAAGCCCGGTGCCAGTTAATACTGACTCAGTTAGTTCTGGCGGGGCTGGCGAAGGATAACGGCGGGTATGGGAATAAATTCAGACGCTGCCAGTAATGGCGGTTTCCTGCTGTGAAAATGGGCGGCTGGTGGGTGTTGGTAGCACCTGCCAGCCATTCGCTCATGCTTACTGGTCACAAGCGAACCACGGCCCACTGCTTTAGCGCAAAAGCAGAGTGAGCCTACCAGAGTTACGCTTACTGATCCATGAAAAATACTGTAAAAATAAACAGTGTTGATTTAATCAACGCTGATTGCCTGCATTTTATTCAGTCCCTGCCTGATGATTCCATTGACCTGATTGTTACCGATCCGCCGTACTTCAAGGTGAAACCCAACGGCTGGGACAATCAGTGGAAAGGGGACGAAGATTACCTTAAGTGGCTGGACCACTGTCTGGCCCAGTTCTGGCGGGTGTTAAAACCTGCCGGAAGCCTTTACCTGTTCTGTGGGCATCGCCTGGCATCTGATATTGAGATCATGATGCGTGAACGTTTCAACGTGCTTAACCATATCATCTGGGCGAAGCCGTCCGGACGTTGGAATGGGTGTAATAAAGAAAGTCTGCGCGCATATTTTCCTGCCACAGAGCGCGTTCTGTTTGCTGAACATTACCAGGGGCCATATCGCGGCAAAAGTGACGGCTATGCAGCAAAAGAAAGGGAACTCAAACAGCACATAATGGCACCGCTGATATCGTATTTCAGGGATGCTCGTGCCGAACTGGGTATAACGGCAAAACAAATTGCCGAAGCCACAGGTAAGAAAAATATGGTTTCCCACTGGTTTGGTGCCAGTCAGTGGCAGTTGCCGAATGAGGCTGACTATCGGAAGTTACAGGCACTGTTTTCCCGTATAGCGGCAGAGAAGTTTCAGGAACAACAACTGGAACAACCACACCACCAGCTGGTGGCATCTTATGATTCACTGAATCGTAAATATTCTGAATTGCTGGATGAGTTTAAATCTCTCCGGCGCTATTTCTCCGTATCAGTCTCCGTGCCTTATACCGATGTCTGGATGCATAAACCCGTTCAGTTCTACCCGGGGAAACATCCGTGTGAGAAACCGGCGGATATGCTCAGGCAAATAATCAATGCCAGTAGTCGACCAGGTGATCTGGTTGCTGATTTTTTTATGGGATCCGGTTCCACAATAAAAGCAGCAATGGCGCTGGGGCGTCGGGCCTTAGGTGTTGAGCTTGAGTCAGAGCGGTTTAATCAGACAGTGAAAGAGATAAACGAGCTGGTGGGGAAATAATCTGGTGGCCACGTCAGGTGGCCTTTTTATTTCCATTACACAGCACCCGCATCTGCGAGGTGGGGTTATGAAATCCATGGATAAGTTAACAACGGGTGTCGCCTATGGCACCTCAGCAGGTAGTGCCGGGTACTGGTTTTTACAGTTGCTCGATAAAGTCACGCCCTCACAGTGGGCGGCAATAGGTGTGCTGGGTAGTCTGGTATTTGGCCTGCTGACGTACCTGACAAACCTTTATTTCAAGATTAAAGAAGATAAGCGCAAGGCTGCGAGAGGTGGATAATGCCTCCATCATTACGAAAAGCTGTTGCTGCTGCTATTGGTGGCGGGGCTATTGCTATAGCATCTGTGTTAATCACTGGCCCAGGTGGTAACGATGGTCTGGAAGGTGTGAGACATAATCCTTACAAAGACATAGTTGGTGTATGGACTGTATGTTACGGGCATACAGGAAAAGACATCATTCCCGGTAAAACGTATACCGAAGCAGAGTGCAAAGCCCTCCTGAATAAAGACCTTGCCACTGTCGCCAGACAAATTAACCCGTACATCAAAGTCGATATACCGGAAACAACGCGCGGCGCTCTGTACTCGTTCGTTTACAACGTGGGCGCTGGCAATTTCAGAACATCGACGCTTCTTCGCAAAATAAACCAGGGTGATATTAAAGGCGCATGTGATCAGCTACGGCGCTGGACATACGCTGGCGGTAATCAATGGAAAGGACTGATGACTCGCCGTGAGATTGAGCGTGAAGTCTGTTTGTGGGGGCAACAATGAGCAGAGTAACCGCGATTATCTCCGCTCTGGTTATCTGCATCATCGTCTGCCTGTCATTGGCTGTTAATCATTACCGTGATAACGCAATCGCCTACAAAGAGCAGCGCGATAACAAGGCCAGTGAACTGGAGAAGGCGAACGCCACCATCGCTGACATGCGGAAGCGTCAACGTGATGTAGCAGAACTCGACGCAAGATACATAAAGGAGCTTGCTGATGCTAACGCGACTATCGAAAGTCTCCGTGCTGATGTTTCTGCTGGGCGTAAGCGCCTGCAAGTCGCCGCCACCTGTGCAAAGTCAACGACCGGAGCCAGCGGCATGGGCGATGGAGAAAGCCCAGGACTTACAGCAGATGCTGAACTCAATTATTACCGTCTCCGAAGTGGAATCGACAAGATAACCGCGCAGGTTAACTACCTGCAGGAATACATCAGGACGCAATGCCTGAAATAATTTTTTTGCAAATCACAAAGTCCATTTAATGAGCCTCGCGATGCGGGGCTTTTTGCAATAAATGCGTACCGCAACGCATGTTTTTTACACCGAACCTGCCCCTTTGGAATGGGCCTTTGAGGATACCAGTTAGTGCTGGCGAGCCTCGGTGGGCTGGTTTCCTGTGCGGCAAAGGTTCATTTCAAAGAGTAGGTACACGCTATGAAATCATTAACCCTCTTCAATCAACCAATTCGTATCGGTGAAGATGGCATGATCTGCCTCACTGATATGTGGAAAGCCAGTGGTAAAAGTGAATCTGAATCGCCTTACCACTACCTGCGAAACAAGCAGACCAAAGAGTTCTTAGCCGAGCTGGAGAAAAACCACGAATCTGTGGTTTTTACTGAGCGCGGTGTACACGGTGGAACATATGGCGGGAAGTTTGTTGCTTACGATTATGCGGCTTGGTTAAACCCCGGGTTCAAGTACGCGGCCTATAAAGTCCTCGATGACTACTTCACCGGAGAACTTCAGCATCGCAACAGCTTAAGTGCGCAGCTCAACATGAAATGTCATGAATTTGACCAGAAGAAAGATATGGCGAGCTTCTGCGGACAAGGGCTGGCAGCATGGCGCTATACGAAGCCAGTGTTGGTCGCTGAGATTAACTCCCTGGCTAACCAGCTGCAGATTACGATCCCCGGGCTTCCGGGATGAGTGATCATGTTATTGAATGCGCCTCCAGAGCGGGGCGCGACTTCTCAGAGTTCATGAAAGGCGAGAAGGGCATGATGGAAGCATTGGCCTCGGTGGATGAGTTTGGCGAGCAGCTGCGCCTCAACGGCTGTGTCAATCATCACTTTGTTAGCTACATGATGCGGAACTCGATCATGCAGGCATTCATGGACATGGCAAAAGCCGAGAGGAAAGAAGAGCGCCGGCGTAAGCGAGCGGAAGCAAAAGCGAAGTAGCCATTACAAAGCCCATTTACGGGTGGGCTTGATAATGAAACCGGAATTTATTCTGGGCCACCAGTTAACGGCAGTACCACGAAACAACCCAAGCCAGTAAGTGGGGAAATAACACCGGCAGCCACTGAAAGATGAACCTCCTGCCTTATGGCAAAAAAGATTCTTTGTGGTGGCGGACTGATGGAAAGACATCCCAATTTCAGCCAAACATTGAAGGAGTTGTTATGTCAGCAGAAGGTTTCAATAACCCATCAAAATTCCGGGATGAGTGGGATAGCAGCGTAAAGAGTAAGTGATGCCATCACAAAAGCCATTCCCTACAGAGTGGCTTTGATAATGGCTTATACCCTACACGGGATAACTTAACTGATATCCCTTTTAAAGGATAAAGGTATTCAAGCCTGACACATCATGCGCTGTATCGTTAGACTGGCCCCCTGAATCTCCAGACAACCAGTATCACTTAAATAAGTGATAGTCTTAATACT